ATACGCGATTTAGCTTTCTGTAGGGCTTGCAGAAGCTGGATTACTTGCAGGGGCTTCAATGGATGTGGCAAGTTTAGGGGTCTTCTTTGTTTTAGTTTTCTTTATAACATTAAAGTCCTCAGGTTTAAGCATTGCAGTCTCTATCATTGCGGCTGTAACTGTCAGCGTTCCCTCAGTGACTAATTCGGGTTCTTCAGGATGCTCTTCGAGGTATCGGGCTTTGAAGCCGCCAAACTCATAAGGCTTACTTCTAGCAAATGCTTCCAAAATTGCCAGTTCAGTTTCAGGTTTTAACTCAGTCATGCTTTTCATACTCCGTAACAAGAAACTGCGACTTCACCTTACCCGCCTTCTCCGTGCTAAAAGGTGCTTCCTTGCGAAACGCTCCAGCATTCCCCTCTTGCGGTGCAGGATTAGGGTTAGCTTGGGCTTGCTTCTCTAGCCGCTCAAGCTGCATCGCCTGTTTATCCTCAAGCGACAATGGAACACCGCTAATTTTAACGTCACCCTCATCCGTCAACTCAGCTTCTAAGCCAAGGTCAACTGCCTTCTTAACAGCATCCAACTTAGCGTTAAGCACCGTGATGTCCTGCATGTCATCCTTCTCTTCCACCACGTCGCCCTCAAGCTTCCAATCAAAAACGCCCAGCTTCGGCAAAACAAACGTGTTAAACATGTCCTCAAGCTTATGCAAATAAAACTCGGTGGTATTGTTGTTTACGTCCACTTTCATGCGGGGATTCTGTCCAGTTGTGCCCGCTTCAACGGTGCCAGTGAACACGTCCTGCACGCCATAAACGCTGCAGCAAACGGTTTTCCAGAGCTTCCACCAATCCAGACTCTTCATCTTCTCCGTGTCAGGCATGCCCTGAATAGCCTTTAAATCGCCTGCGCCAACACCGAGCACGAGAGCTTTATCTTTAACCACTTTTTCTCCTGTTAACGGGTTAACTTCAACTTTATACATATCCTGCTTCATAGCGTCAGCAACCATCTTATTCGCGGCGTCCTGACTCATCCCTGAAGCAACCAATATCTGCTTAACCCAACCCGTATTATATTCATCGAGGTTTTTCTTATCTAACGCCGTGATGGAGAGCACTGTGCGCAGGATACTGAGTATATGGGGGTTGCCATAAAAACCAGGCAGCCACGGCGAAACCATATCATGAAACAACTCGGCTTTAGCGAACCGCGCTTTAACCGCGTCGCCTTCAGCGTAAACGTAAGCGGTTTCTAACGGCTCCACAGCAGGATGATGGGGGCACCGTTGACCCCTTGGAAAAGAAGCGGTAGGGTTGGCTTTGGTGCAGACGGGACAGAAGTATTCGCCGTTACCGATTCTGCCATAAGTGCTTGAAACCACCCGCATATAAATAGCGTCTTCAACGAAAACAGTAAATGGCGCCAAACTTTTAGATTCGGCTTTCTGAACACTAAGCCAATAATCATTCGTCGACAGCATATAGCGGAGTAATGATTCACAGATTTTCTTGAACCCATCATCAGGATTCGGCTGGTCCACAAACGCCTGCAGCAGCTTCTTCTGGTCCTGACTCGGATAAATCCACTCGGACGTATTCTCGCAGTCTGGGGCGTCACACGCGGTTTTCGGATTCTGATAAACAGCCCCACACACTTTGCATTTACAATTAAACTTTTCATGCACCAAAGTTTCAGCATCAAGAATACGCAGAACCTCACGGATAATCGCCTCATGAATAGTGCGAAGAACCTCATTGCTGAGGCTAAGCATCACAAACTGTGCAGGGTCATTAGTTGGAGGCGGAATTATGTAATTGGTGCCGCTGTAGTTGTAAACGTCAATTTGTGGACGACGCCGCTGGTCTTCAAGGATTTCGCGGAAGAGCATAGCTGCTTTGCTTTCGCTATGTAAGCCGAGTGCTCGCTGAATGGTTTGGCGAAGGCTACGAATCTGCTTGCTCAATCACATTTTCTTCCTATAAACTTAAAGTAGTAACAAACGGTTGAAAAGCCGTTTTAATTTGCCAAGCTGCTAAAGCAGCGGCAATAACCGTATCATCATGCAACCCCTCAGGAGCACCATACCGCGTTAAACCGCTCGGCAACCGCTCAAACCCAAAAGACTCCAACTCGCTTTTAAACACAGAAAACTCTGGATGCAACAGGCTGCTAAACTCTTTAGCCACGGAGTCACCGGGAAACCAGAAAGCCCCATTATCCAGCATTATACTAAAATTCTCTATAAGAGCGCATTTTGTAGCATTAGTTAACTTGTAACCCTGCACTTGCGGATACTCAAGCTTAAGCTCATCATAAACGGGTTCACCTACACCCGTACTGTCAATAAGCAATAGTGCATTTCCAAAACGTTGACAAAAAGCTATAGTGCGATGCCTTGCAAATGGGTAATCAATTTTCTGGAAACGATCAAACCCCACAACCTCCCCATTCGCTCTTATGGCAATGTTCACGTAGTAGTCTACGTTTTTGGCGATGTCGCTGCCGACAAAAATCTGTTCGCCCTTTTGGTAAGGTTTTATGTCGCTGCGTATGCGATCAGTAATGTGACGAAATACTACGCCTTCACCCTCAAGAGTTTCAGCATAAATCTCTTGCCGCCGCAAACTCTCCGACATATCATTGGCGATCTCGTCAATGTTAGCCTTAGGCAGAAAACCGCCATTCTCAACCGTGTTGCTGTAACTGCTCAACTGCCAACTTTTATAAATCTGATTCTCCGGGTCCTGTCCCCGAGAAAAAAGCTCGGTGAACCAAGTTTTACCCCGAGGAGTCCCAATAAACAATGCCCAACCGTTAAAGTCAATCAGCGAAGGCTTCAACTCTGCCTCCCAGCGACTAGGCTTTAGAATTGGAGCTTCATCAACAACTAACCCATGCAAGCCGCTACCGCGTAAACTGTCTTCTTTATCGGCGCTGTGAAAGAAAATCTCGCTGTCATTAAACAGCTTCAAATAACGAATAGTCTCATTGTTTTCCAGCCGCTTCTTAACCCAGCCTTGAGGCGTCAGGTCCCGCACTGTTTTAGTAGCAGGAATAAGTTCTTTGTAGAGAGGCGCAACCCACCAGAGCAAACAACCCGGATGCCCCAGCATAAAAAGTAAACATTTAATCCAAGCAAGCTGAGTCTTACCCCACCTGCGGCCACACTGAGCAATCTGAAACCTGTGCCCATCATGATAAATCTCAAGCTGCCCCGGATGCAGAGGAAACCTTATTGTCTTTTGATTCTTTGCTGTTGTCAACTATCTCCACTCGAAAACTATCGCCGCCCTCAATCTTTTGCTCCATCTTCTTAGGCAACAACTTATCAAGCAAATCACCGCGAAAACTCAACCGCATAGGCAACTTGGCAGACTCAATATCCGCTATTTGCCGCCGCACAAGTTCATCTGTAAGCGCCGACAAATCAGCACTCTTCAAATCCCTATCAACCGTAGAATTAGAAACACCCATAGCACCGGCGATCTCGTCAATAGTTTTGCCCTCACCGAGTAATTCAAAGACTTTACGGCGCCTTATCCTCTTACCGAGAATCTTTTTCTCAAGAGGCTTTTTCGGTTCATTTTGGCTCATTTCAAATCACATAAATAAACATAATATTGTTGTGATTACCGCGTACAAGGGTGAGGATGGCAAAATTGTACACGGCAACCAAGCAACCAAGAAAACACTTAACCAAACAAAGCCTTAACCGCAAGACCAATAGCAGCAATAATCGCAGCGCTGCTAATAAACGTGGTAATTTTCATGAAGGTTTCAAGCTTCTGCACCTTCGCCACTAATCCCCCTTGCAAATCAGGCCCAACAATGGCTAAGTCGATGCGGTCAATTTTCTTTTTAAGTTCAGGGCAAGTAGGGCAATCCCGATAAAGTTCGTGGCTCAACTTACAGCGCCCCCAACGAAACCACATCATCCACATCTTCATCCAAAAGTGTAGGCGACTCAAAACCTGGACCAACCAGCACCTCACCAAACTCGGCAGGATTACCTTCCCAACCTAATTCAACTTTAAGCTGCTCCTGAACCAAAGCAGCATTCTCAGGCGTGTACACTGTCTCAGCAATTAAACGGTCTCGAAAACTGCCATCAAGCAGAATCTTACGTGCCTGATATTTTTCGTCATGCCGTTGTTTAGACTCTTTGCTACTGTATTTACCCATTATAAACCTTCCTTGAGAGTGCAAGCTGACGCTCCAATTCCGTTTTGCGCCCTTTGAAGTTGCATTAAGGGGAGCTGCAATCAACCTAACGCTGTACAAATAATTCATGTCCAATGCATGCTTATAAAGTCGATGAATAA